TTTCGGGCCCGTCATAGACTTACCTAGGGTTTTCTTTATCAGTTAACCCGAGTTCGTCTTTTACCTTGGCATTCTTTGCTTTAGGTAATAGGTTCGTAAACCTGTCATCTATCAATTCTTCCTAATACTATGAGGTTTTACTATGCGTATTTCAAATCGACTTTGCCTTTACACACTTCAGGCTAACTCTGATGTTTTCAAGTTAGTCTGTAAATGGTATGACGGACACATATCTGACTTATATCAGTATGCTAACCGTTTAATGCTCCGTCGGCTTGTTATGCGCGCGGTAAATGAACTATCCCGTATCAACGGAGTAGTCATGCCTCGTGGTAGCAGGAAGATGGAGCGTGAGATGGTTAGAGCAGGGTATTGGGATTCTCCCTCTGACCGCTGTGTTTGCCGTCTCTGTCGTGACGTTCAGGATGCTTCTATGCGTCCTGGCCGTAACGGCTTGCGCTCTGAACCGACATGTGGATACTGCCTCGAAGGCTGTTCCAACTGTCGTTAATCTACAGCTAGTAATAGCATTACATCCGTGTAATACACGATAGGAGGCACTATGAACCGAATTAATACTTCAGTAATCATAGTTGTATGTGGCGTAATTGCAGCTTGCTGCATTTACGCTATGTACGTTCTTGCCACCTAATCGTGTTGTAGGGTATTTACCGGGTTAGTCGCTCGGTGGATACTGATACACTTGTCCGTATCACACTGGAGTCCGATACGATGCCTACAGTAATAAAGTCCTTTGAATCTAAACGGAAGGAAATTGCGTCCTATTTCGATACTAGTGATAGTATTCTTGGGACGTCTGCTCATACTGAGATTGGAACCGATGTTTACACCGATTCTGTCACAGTTACAGCTGACTATCCCATTAGACATGATTGGAAAAAACTAATCAGGTCCGGATCGAACGCAAATACTTTCATGCAGATTGATAGGACTACTTACGAAGCTGAACCAGTAACAATGTCTGGCAGCCAAGTAAGCTATGCGCTTTATCCTGCATTTGATGACCAAGGACATGTCGTTGGACAGTACCGAGGTCATACAAATAACGATAAGCGCTTTAATTACCATGGCAATCCTTATGGAGGTTTTGGCGGCTTTTCTAATGCCCCCGACCTTGACACCAGTGCAATTGACAACCAGGCCCTCATACAGTTCTACAATAAAGCTCGCTCAGCACAAACCACCGAACAAGGTGGTACGTTTTTGGGCGAAATACGTGAAACTGTGTTTGGGTTACTTCACCCTGCTGCCGCTCTGAGGGCTTTTTTAACAGGGCATGTCGGCCTTATTTCGAAAAGGACGAAGCTGCTGAAAAAAGCTTATAGAGACGGTGATAGAGATGCTATATTACGTTTATCACGTGATAAAGCTATACACTCTTATCATCATTCCTTAGGCAGCATGGTTACGAATACTTGGTTAGAGTATAATTACGCTTGGCGGCCACTTGTAGCTGATATAACTGACTCTGCTGAAGCTATAGTTAACCTGCCCATCAGAGAGCCTCGCAAGAGGATCTCTGGTAAGGCTTCTGGTAACACTAATAGTTCTGGCGATAGTCAGTTACAATATCGGCCTGCAGGTGGTCCCGCTAGATTGTTTTGGACGCCAAGAAGCCAGAAGTATTACGAATGTAGGTATTACGGATCCGTAAGGGTCCGTGTTGAGAGTGACGCTTGTTCGAAAATGAGCGTCTTAACTCAAGATTTTGGACTAAACATGTCCAACTTCCTACCTACTATTTGGAATATCATTCCTTATTCTTTCGTCGCCGACTACTTCACCAATATTGGTGATGTAATTAATGCTCTATCCTTCCCTACCTCTGAGATTAGTTGGGTCAGTAAGGCTACTCGACAAGGTACCTATTATTTTGTAGGTGACCAATATGTCGAGCAAGACCCCAGTGACCTTGCTACCTCACAGGGTGGGTATATTCGTCCTGGTATCCACGGTAAGAAGACGGAAACGTTAATTCGCTCCGATGCAGCGGGATCAATAGGCTCGGTAAGCTTTGCTTTCCGACCACTTAGTGATCTCTCTCTGCGTAAATGGCTCAATCTTGGGTCATTAGGAGCGCAATTAGCTGTTTATCGTCAACTTACTAATTTCCGAACTTAGTACTCTTATTGGAGAATTATAGTTATGGCTATTAGCCTGACAACCCCTGTTACGGGGTCTACCATGTCACAGTTCACCACTCCGACCTATACTGTTGTACAGGATAAGGATCCGGACATTAATGCAAAACAATGGGTTGTTACCGCTCTTGGCGGTACACAAACCGGAGTTCGCACTCATGCGGTGAGTGATCCTTTTACCGTTAAAGTGTCGCGACCCAAGGTTATGAGAACCTTGCCGTCGCCAAACGCTATTACCGGTAAATATCCGACTGTTCCTCAGAACAATTACGTAATTCTAGCCCGTAAGGGCGTGAATTTCGCTGCTAACAATGCGCCAGCTGTGGCCTGGATGAGGATAGAAATGTCTATCCCAGCCGGCTCAGATGCGTTTGATAGTGCGAATGTACGTGCACTCGTCTGCGCCGCTTTTGGAGTTGCTGCTCAGCAATCCCAGGGCGTCGGTGATACGGGGCTCAATGGCGTACTCTGATGAAAATCAGAAGTGCGCTTTTGGACACCGCGTCGCTACCATTCTTTTTGGTTTATTCCCTCTTTCAGGCATTGTTACGCTATTACAAGCGTAATATGCCCAAAGATTCTGAATAGACCCTGGTAGTGAGTGTGGAGAAACAATCATTCATTGTGGAGGCTGTGTGGATATTTGTCCCCGTGCTCTTTATCAATGTCTTCTTAAAGACCTTGAGGATCAGTCTCTCCCATCTATGGGCGAGATTACCTCTGAACTCAGTCCTAAGCAAGCCGCTGCTTTAAGCATCTCGAAAAGTCTACTCAAAAAACTTGATGTAGATAATTCTAGCTCTGCAGATTCAGCTGCCCTAGGAAAATTCCTTACATACAATAAGTTGTGTAAGGACTGGGTATATGCGCCTAATACTAGCTTGGATGAAGAGTTACTTGGCTCTTTTAAGAGAGAGCTGTATAATTTCTTCTATCCGAGTAGTATGCCTTTGGTGGACCATCCATACGACATCCTTAAAGATGGGTGTCTCGGCCCTGGTTCATCAATAGGTTCTGTTGGCGGAGATGCTTATACTAAGCTCTTTGCCAGCAAACTTACGCATACGTCTTCTAAACTGTACTTTTGGTACAGTCGCTACATTAAAAACTTCCCAGAATGGAGTAATGCGGAATCAATCCGCCAACTCAACTATGGTGAGGCTCATGTAGTGGAAGCAAACCGTCTTAGCTTTGTTCCAAAATACTCGGACATTTCCCGATGTATTTGTACCGAACCCGTGCTGAACATGTTTTTTCAGCTCGGTTTTGGTGCGATACTTTCTAAGAGGCTTGAGCACTTCTATGGGATTTCCCTAGAAACTCAGCCCTTTAAGAATCGGGAACTTGCTCGTACCGGCTCCAGTCATCAATGGTATTCAACCATTGACCTTGAGTCGGCTTCTGATAGTATATCGAGACATATGTTACGCCATTTTCTACCAAGAGATGTTTATTCTCTTCTAGAAATGATGCGTAGCCCATATGTCAGATTGCCTTCAGGCGAGCAAATTGAGCTAGATATGGTGAGCAGTATGGGGAATGGTTTTACATTCCCTTTGCAAACCGTTATATTTAGCTGTGTCGTAGCAACCTGTATGAAGTCTCTTAATGTTAAAATTGAGAGACCTACCAGGGATGTTTATGGTAACTTCGGCATCTTTGGAGATGATATAATCTGCCCGACCATTTGCTATGATCGGGTAGTTCATCTTTTAAGGATGCTGGGGTTTTCCGTAAATATTGCTAAGTCCTTTGTTACAGGACCGTTCCGCGAGTCTTGTGGTGCTGACTTCTTTAAAGGAGTCAATATCCGAGGTGTTTATGTCAAAAACATAGATTCTCCTCAGACACGCGCTGCAGTAGTTAACCAACTAAACCTGTTCACAACTAGAACAGGTATTATCTTACGACAGACGTGTCTGTATCTCCTGAAAAAAGGTAGATACCACTACGTTCCTCGCTGGGATAATGATGATGCGGGAGTCAAGGTTCCAATGAGCCTTATGGCTAACTCGCGTGATGACAATAACTCAACGGTTTATCACCGTTGGGAGTCAAAAACGCGTCGTATAGCAATAGGTAAGTCGGCCCTTATATTCCCTCGATCCTCTCGTTGGCGCATTTATAACCCTTCTGGGTTATTTCTTGCTGCTATTGCAGGTTGGATAAGTTCAGGAGGTATATCAGTTAGGCAAACTGATGTATCATACCGAACGAAGCTAGGAGTGGCTCCCTATTGGGATGCTGCTCCATCGGTCCATCCCCTTGCGGGATGGGTCAACTGGCAGCGGTGGAATACCGCTGT